TTTACGGCGCGTTGGATAAAACGTGTGGCGGCAGAAAACTTTTTGCTTTACTTTGTGTTTCCATTTGGTATTATGACTTCACGACGCCCGGGGAAGGCGAACACGCCCGGCACACCAGCCGGAAAGTAGCCACAAGCCCCGGCGGAGGAAGCCAGCCGCTCAGTATGGAGCAACCGAACGATGCCGCCCCCCAGTGCTAAGGCTCCCCAGTAGGACGCGAGAAAGAAGGGCAACAGGCTGGTGATGTGGAGACAGGCCGCGTAGGGACGGCGGGACGGAAAAACGGCTGAAAAGAAGGCCGAAGCGCAAAGCGCACCGAAGCGACGGGGGCCGAGCCGACCAACAGGGCCCACGGTTACGACACAAAGATCGGGCCGTGAAACGTGATGAAATACGAATTTCTACATCCGGGCGGTCAGTTGACTTTCTGACAATTCACCGCCCCGCATGGTTCGGCGCAACGCGCATTGTCGCTGCGCGCTCCCATGCGTTGAGATGTGCCGCATGGGAGCGCGCCCCGGCGGGGATTGGCCCCGTCGGGTGCTTGCCTTGAATCATCGAAGCCCGGAACTACGCCGGGCTTTTTTATTGGCGTCTGGGACGCCGGAACGAATTTCAAAACAGAGGAGAATAGCCATGATGCAGTTCATCGTAATTTCGCATTCGGAAAGCGGCCCATTGGTTGAGGAGTTCGAGACGAAGGCGAAGGCGGTAGACTTCGCGGAGGCTGTAGCCAGTGATGGTATGCCATCGACCATACTCATGAGAATTTCCGAGATTCCCGCAGTTTTGCCAGGACGCGAAGACTTCGGCGTCCTCCCCGGCATCGACTTCCCCGCAACCCTGCACCGCGCTTGGTAAGCCGCCTAGCCCCGCACTTGCCCCGGATTCCGGGGCAGGAAACGGGATTGGGACGCCGATCCAAACTTCAACGCAGGAGAGAAGGTTATGAATTTTACCGCATATCAAGCAGACGATTTCACCCGTAGCCATCCCGTGCTCGTCGGGGAACGCAAGGGAACGACGCTCCGGGAACGTCTTGAACGCATTTGTGACAAGGCAAGAAAGGCCAGCGTGCGCGAGGCAGCGGAACAATGGCTGAGAAAGATGGAGGCGACGGCATGATTTCCAACGTCTACATGAAGCACGCCAAGGTATCACTGGAACGGCCTAAAAAGGTTGACCGGGCTAGAGTTGCTGCGGTCATCATCTTTATGGCTGTCATGCTCGGTATCTGCATTCTTCCACAGATCTTGTACGGGATGGAGGCCATGCGATGAAACCAGAAGCAGATATGTACGACGCGAAGAGGGAAGGCGTAGACCGCACGATTCCCGATGAACCAGAATACTACGGCCCCGACAAGGGGCTTTTTTAGTTCCCGCCGATGGGCGGTGAAAGGATAAAATATGGAAGCGAAGATTTACAGCGCGATCATCGCGGTCATGCGGGATTGCGGCTCCATCGGCAAGGACAGGCAGACCAGCGGGTTCGCCTCCTTCAAGTTCCGGGGGATCGACGATGTGTACAACGCCCTGCATCCGGTCATGTCCCAACATGGCGTGTTCTGTGTGCCGGAGGTGCTGGAAACGACACGCGAGGAACGGGCGAACGCCAAGGGCACGGTCATGGCCTATGTGACCGCGAAGGTGCGCTTCACGTTCTACGCCGAGGACGGTTCCAGCGTTCATTGTGTGACCGTGGGCGAAGCGATGGACAGCGGGGACAAGGCATTGCCCAAGGCGCAGTCCATTGCCATGAAGTACGCCATGTTCCAGACGTTCTGCATCCCTACGGAGGAGATGCCCGACCCGGACGCCGAAACGGACCATCTCGCCCCCAGAAACGGGGCCGCACAGCAACGGGCAAAGGCGAAGGCGGAAAACGCCAGCCCGATGACGCAGGAGCAGTCAAAGGCGCTCATGGCCTATCTGACAAAACGGCATGGTGACAGCCGCGAGGCGTATCTTTCCGAACTTTCACAATTCTTTGGGCGGCCTCTTTCAAGTTCCCGTGAACTGACGAAGGCCGATGTTTCCGAATTTCTGAACGCCATCAACGGAGGACACAATGGCCAGCCTCAATCGTGTTGAAATCATCGGACGCCTCGGGCGCGAACCCGAACTCAAATATTCCCAGAACGGCGCGGCGATCTGCCGCCTCAATGTCGCTACCGACGAAAGCTACACGGATAGGGAGGGGAACCGGGTTCAAAAGGCCGAATGGCACAGCGTCGTTGTGTTCCAGAAGGCCGCCGAACATTGCGGCCAGTACCTGAGCAAGGGGAGCCTTATATTCGTGGAGGGCTCGTTGTCCACGCGGGAATGGCAGGATCAGCAGGGACAGAAGCGCTACACTACGGAAATCAAAGCGCAGCGCATCCAATTCCTCGACAAAAAGGATGGAGGAAAATCCGGTTCATCCTTCCCCTCTGAATCTTCCGGCATGGACACTATGCCCTTCTAGTAGGTGAAACATGCCGACTTTCAACGAAATTCAGCAAGAACTCGCCGGGATGCTTTCTATTCCCGATGAAGAACTTACCCCGGAACAGCGCGAGGCGATGGACGCCTACATGGATGAACTCGCTAAACTCGAAGCCGACAAGGTGGATGGGTTCGGGCAGTTCTTGAAAATTCAGTCTGCACTTGCCGAAGCTTGCAAGGAAGAGGCTAGACGCCTTGCAGCCAAGGCGAGGGCAGCGGAATCACGCCTTGCATGGCTCAAGGAACACTACACTATCGTTCTCAGGGAAAACGGCCTCAAGAAAGTATCAGGCAACGCCTACACAATCAGCGTCCGGGAATCTGAGGCGATAGCAGTAACGGCGCAAACGGAAGAGCTTCCAGAGTTGTACCGCAGAACGAAAACAACGATGGAACCGGACAAGGCCACGATCAAAGAAGCCCTCAAGGGAGGTTTGCACATCCCCGGATGTGCTCTGGTGAAAACCTACAGCTTACAAGTACGATAACCACCCCGGCCCGGCTCACCACCGGGCCTTTCTTTTGGGAAAGACTATGATCGTATGGCATGTGACCACGGTAAAGAAGCTTAAACGCTACAAGGATTCGGGGGGCATTCTTCCGCCCGTCAGGGCGTGGGATAGTCTTCCCGCAGCCGAACGTTTTTCAAAACAGACAGGGCGCAAGGTGATTCTTCGTTTGAAATTCCCAAACACGGCGGAACGGCTTCCCGGTCATCGTGGGGAAGCCTTTGTACTCAATGAAAAGTATAGGCTCACAAGCATATGAGGTGAGATGAATCATGAGTGTTGATTTGTACGGGGATTACACGGCTGAGATACTTTCGCTTCCACAGCAATGGCGGGAACAGATGTGGTTAGCCAACGGAGAAACCGGAATTTCTTCTAAAACGATTCACGCAGTCTTAACCGGGATGGTCGACAACGAGGTTTTCAATACCAGTCCTTCATGGTTTAGATACGATGTACCTCATGACCCGTCTGATTTCCGACGCTGTTATTGAAATCCGTCAGCATGCAGTACACGCCCAACATCCAAACCCGGATCGCGTGAAACACATGATCCCGATAATGGGCGTTTGAGCCGTACATGAGACTTTCAAATTCTGTATATCGCCGGTGGTATTCTTCTAATTTGTCTATCCCATAGGCCACAATAACCTTATTCGGATTCTCCTGAAATGGCTCCCGAGTGTCTAAATATCGGAGGCATACAATTGATTTATCGAGTAGTGTGCGCCACAGGTGGGCTAATTCGCCCGCTTTGGAATAGGAAATCGCATTCTCCTGTTCCGATAAAAGCTTTGCCAATTTCCCGCCTTCCCCGATGATTTCTTTATCAAGAGGATGGGTGAAATTCTCCGGTAACTTCAGCTTTTTTTCTTTCAGCTCTGTCTCAAGTTCGTCGTATCTAACCTTCACAGCACTAGGGATCTTGTCGCGCAGCTCAGTGATTAACGTTCGGTCATTGATTTCGTAGCTCATTTTGACAACTCCCCATCTTTCAGATACTTCTGCACCGGACAATTTTCGCAGCCAATCTTGCAGGCTTCATAATGTTCCACAAGTTTGAGGCTCCGCTGCAAGTACTCAGAGTTGTAATAGATTTCCTCGATGTCCTTTTCCAAGATGTTGCTGGGTAAAACGGGGCTTCCGTTTTCATCCTGGAATTGAATATATTTAAACGCCTCGCATCCAAAAACCGAACCGTCGAATTTAATGTATAATTTTTTTCTCACCGCGTGGCATGGCGGAGTATTTCCCTGAATGGACAGAGGCAATCCCAACCGGATGGATTTTCCCTGAGTCTGCAAATCCTCCAGGCGGGAACACAGTGCCGCCAGCTCTTCATCGCTGAGCATCAGACTCTGCGCATTTTCCTGGGCGCGCCCGTGAGGAACCAGCTTCAAAAAATTGACCTGTTCTATCCCTGTCCGCTCAGCAAATCGGATCACTGCCTCTGCTTCATGTACATTCTGCCGCATGGGGACAAAGTGAATTTCCGTTCGAATTCCGCAGGCGATGGCGTTGGCAATACTCATCTGCAGCAAGGGGAAATGCCCTTTGCTCTGTGTGATACGATCATAGGTGGGGTCGTCCACCGACTGCACATTAAACAGGAGTGACCTCAATCCGGCGTCCTTCATAAGGGACAGCCGCTCAAGGGACAACGGTTCTGGTGCCCCTTCCTCTTTCAGGATCCCGCTAGAGTATACGTCCACCGTCATGCCGCAGCCGACTAACTGTCTGACGATTTCCAACAGATTGGGATGTAGAAACGGCTCGCCGCCGGAAAGGCAGACCCTCTCGACCTTCAGCCCTTGGAGTGTCCGAATGACCCGGCGCATCGTGTCGATATCCAGCATCGCAACTGATTCCTCTGTTGAGCAGGAAGAGCAATGAATACAATGGTTCACACACTTCTGAATAAGTTCAATGGAAACATCTTTTATCATCACTTGCCCTCCTTTGAATGGTCAGCACACGGCTTCCGAGAACATTTGTCATTGAAAATAACCGAGTAATTTCAGCATGTTGGTAAAGATACTCGCTTTATCCAACGCGCCGTAAAACCTCTCCCTTAAGGGGGAGGATGTCAAGAAGATGAACGCGACAGAGAAGACGGTAAAGCGCCCCTCCTGTATAAGCTGATGAAGAAACTTAAGAATAAGGGCAACCATGAATAGCTCCTTCGCAAAATTCATGAACTCAAAATTTATGGGGATGGTTTACGCGCTCATCATGTTCTTTTTCTGTATGCATCTTGCGTATAGGTCTGGTGAGATGAGCGGGATACTTTCAGAGAAGCAGAAGAAGGACATCGTGTTCGTCATTGTAGACTCTGAGAACAGTACCCACAGAGTCATATGGAGCGACGGAACATTGAAAGAGTTCAACGGAGTAACGCCATGCCCGACACCGACGCCCTCCCAGACATCAGACTAAAATGTCCTGATTTGGCATCGATAATTCCGGGACGCCGTTTTCTCTACCGAGCCAAGGTAGGCGGCGAACGTCAAACCATCACCGTTACGGCCTCCACAGCCCCGTATCCCCGTGATTTCGGGAAAGGCCGCAAGGCTATGTACGTCAACGTGTACGGCTACGAGGGAAAATGGACGGTCCCGGCAAGCAAGCTGAGAATTGCTGAGAAAGTATGAAAAAGGCCCCGAGTCCTTTATGGTTCGGGGCCTTGAGCAGAAGAACGTGGCATAGTGCCTCGCTTCTCCTACCTGAACGTGACACTTTAGGATAGAGCTTTCATTAGCTCTTGTCAAAATTGCAGAAGCACCCCACGCCCCGCCCTCCCCCGGCGGGGCTTTTCATACCCCAAACCGTGGGCCGCGCATACGAATCACGCGGAAAGGGAAAAACATGAACTTCGGACAAGCTCTTGAAGCTTTAAAAGTCGACAAACGTGTTGCGCGGGCAGGATGGAACGGCAAAGGTATGTGGTTGCGTCTCGTTCATTCTGAAGATGTTCGCACCTGTTCCGATTTCTGGGGCGAAGAAGTCAACGCCGATCCTCCTTGCCTGTTGCCGTGGATCGGGATGAAAACAGCAGACTATCGTTTCGTTCCTTGGCTGGCGAGCCAAACGGACATGCTCGCGGAAGACTGGGAAATCATCGAATGACGAAATGGGAAAGGCGGCTCACGTGGGTGTGGGTCGCCTTCTTCGTGTGGATGATATGGGCAATTGGCCCCGGAAGGGGGTGATGCCAATGAAGCCCGTTAAGGCGTCGGACCACATGATTTAAGGCAGGGGCGCGACTGCCTGAACAACGCGCGGGGTGAAATATGCTGACGGAACAGGAAAGGAAGTGGCTGGAGGAGCGGAAGAAACGCACCCAACATTGTGATACTTGTCCGAATCGGGTTGGCTATTATGAACTGTGCTCTTCTTGCCGTTCCAGAAGCTTGTACGGGCTGTCTCTTTGTCCAGACTACCGCGACGCAGCCGAGTTCGAGGCGAGAGTGGCGGTGGTCGCTGCAAACGGAGCGCAACCCTGTCTCCAATACGACTATAATTGCCCTTACGGTTATGCTGGTGACTGCCCTGACAATTGTGATGGTAACTATAACCGATTTGGCACTCAGGCTACACGCTGCGGGTTGAAGCACGCCCGCTTGTACGTTGAAGAGGAGATGGACAATGAACGAAATCACGCTTGAATCCATCATACAGTGCTCGAAAGAGGCCATTGCGCGGGCGTATATGTGCAGGGCTTATGTGACAGTACCCATCGGGGGATGTCCCGACCCGTATTGTCGGGTGAGAGGATGCAAGACATGCGGACGGGTAACGCCTCAAGCTTGGGAAGAAGTGTTGAACAGCGCGCAGGAGGAGAGAGGATGCCTGAACCCCAAATCGTAATCGTGGTCAACTCCCTCACAGAAGCCCACAAGCTCGAACGGGAACTTGTGCGGGATAGGCAGAATGCATGTGGCTACAGGCCGCGTCAAAAGAATGAGTGCAGGTTTTGCAAGCACGTGGGGCGCTACTCCAGCTACACACACCAAACAACCTACTTTTGCGACCTGCACAATTTTTGTGTGGCTGCACGAGGGATATGCAACGACTTTGAAACAAATATACCGGGGGAACGAACCAATGACAGCTCAGGAGTATCTTGACGAACTGGAACGGCTTAGGAAGGCGGCGATCATGCCGCCCTATTATATCCTCCCCCTGAAGGGGGAGGTTTTACGGCGCGTTGGATAAATCATACGGTAGTTGCCGTATGCGTCCCCGCAAACAAGCACGAACCGAAGTAGCCCCGAAAGGGGCTTTTCCTTTTTCTGGAGGAGAACATGCGAAGACCCATCAACCCCGTAATCCCGTACCCGCACGAGGCCATCCAGCACACCCGCTGTGTTCTGGCCCTGTCCATGATTACCGTGGCGCTATCCCTTCTCAAGCCCGAAACGCTTCCTCAGCTTGGCGACCTTGGCAGACAAGTCAAGAAGGTCGACCGCTGGATCGAACGGTGTAGCGATGATGTCCAGCGCAGGCTGTCTGCTGGCGCAAAGCGAGATCTCGACAGGAGGTTCCATATCCTCGCGGAACACGTCGGGGACATTCAGGCGGCTTCCGGCGACGCTTCCCGCTGGACGCAATGGGGTGCCGGAATGTGGGCCGGGCTCACCTTCCTCGAAGACGCCCGGAACACCTGCCCCGTCTACTTCCGGGGCCTTCATTGGCACAACCTGCTCAAGACGCTGACCACGCTGTGCAATGCGCTCGAAAAGGTCGACCCGCAGATAGCCGAAATCGGGACGCGGGTGTATGAGCGGGCCGCGTAGAAAAGAAAGGAGAAAGGATGGAAACGACAATCTCGGAAATTCGCTCAATCGTACAGCGGCGTCGGGAGTTAGAGATTGAAGACCAACGTCTCTACCAACGGTTTCTCGAACTGCTCGAACTCAACCAAGGGACTAGAAAATCTTCCCGCGATACGCTATCCCCAGAATCAGGGAAGGCGCTTTTTGCTGGCTGCACCAAACAGCTTGGTGCAGACGGCAAAAAGCGTCTTCCCAACGCCTTAAAAAAGTGAGCATCGGTATGCTGTGTGAATGCGAAAATCCCCATCCCGGCGTGAACCGGGATGGGGATTTTTTTGTGTCTTCAATCCGACTTTTTCGCCACGAATCGGATCTCATCTCTGTGCTCAGGCAGCCATCTGCACTTGTTCATGCACCACCACGGCGTGATGATGAATCGACCATCCGCTTTCGCCTTTCTATCGGGATGAGCACCGGACAAATCACAATCAAGCGAGCAGAGCATCAACGCCTGATTACGTTCACCGTGTGGACAGCGAAACTTTTCCTCTTCCTCTGGCATAGGTAGTGGCATAGACTTCCTCCTTGTTTCTAAAGAAACTAGCCATACCTAAGATTTTTGCAAATCACGGTTCGACACAGGCCATGGACACTCCGGATCGTCAGGCCCACCCCAAGGGAAGCCCGGTTGCTGAGGAAGATCGCGCAAGGCTTGGCGGTACGCCTTGATCTCTTCAAGCTTATCCGTATCAAGCGGATAGTCCGGCATGACGAGATAATCTGTTGCAGTAATGCGCCTATCGCGTTCGGCGCGTACGCTCGCCGCGAGTTCTTCCTGCGTCGGCGTGGGTGCAGCGTAAGGTTGCTCTTCTGTCACGCATTCGGGGTGCGCCTCGGCGTAGGCAAAGACCTCATCCCAAAGTTCAGCGAACTCGGCGGCATAAGGGTAAACGTGGTAAGGCATATCGTTCTTTGTGATGACGTATGAATCGTCAGCGGTCCGGTGGATGATTTGTCCGTAATTCATGTTCATATCCTTCTAAGCAACCCTAATTGCCATAAATACACCACCTCTAGTATTTACAGCAGAGCCTCCAGCGAGATCAAATATCTCACCCTCGCCGTTTCTTGAAGTAATGCACCTCCAAGTTCCTCCGGCTGGGAGGACTGAACCAGCCATGCCAACGCGAACGTTAGGAGTGTATGTGCACCAGTTTGCCGCACCAGCAGAAAGAACGCTGGGACTACAAGGCATCATGTCATATCCGCCGCTCGGCAAACACCACACGTATAAGGGGGATTGCCCATACGGAGTGCTTCCCCACTTTGTGTTTCCCCAGCCCGTAACAAAGAGAGTTTCAGAAGTGTTGGCTACCTGCGCGCGGTCAGCCAACGCAGCTTGTGGAGCCTTTATTGTTCCCCCTGCTGTTGTTACGATGTTTCCAAGGTTAGTGCTGTCAGCCTGCGCCTTGAGCCCACTCGCGTCAGTAGCCCATCCTATGTAGACTTTATTGGTACCTTGCCCCGTTCCGCCGCCTTGCTGTATCGGTGTAAAACCAAGGTTCGGTTGTTTGGTTTTCGCCAAGTCGTAAGCTGTCTTCACCGCAGTGGCGGACGCTGCCGTCGTCGAATCAGTAAGGTTCACGCTATTTGTCAGCTTCGCAGCAAGCGTCACGTCAGCTGAGAGCGGCCCGCCGCCAGTGAGCCCCGTTCCGGCGATGACCCGCCGCGAATCTGGAACAAAGTCGCCGGAGACAAAAGATGCAAGCGAAACCCAGTACGCGCGGTTTGCTTGCTGTGCAGGGTCTTTTGCTCCCACGCCGGACACATCTGGCCCGGAAGGTTGCAACGCGATGTACTCGACATCATCACTACCTTTGACATGAGAGCCCGTGATATAGTTCAGCGTATCTTGCCACGGGTAGACGCATCCGGATTGTTGGAAAAAGGCGTGTTGACCAAGCAGGTTGAAAAGCGCGTTCATCCATGAACGTTCAACCATGACGCCGCCCGCGTCCGGGTCGACCTGCGTGATGAACGGAAAGAGATCTCGGAAAGAGGGAATACCTTGACCCGTGGGGGTCGTTTCAGGGATCTGCACGGTATCCGCTGCATATCCCAAGACGTTGGGCATGATGCTAGGCGTTGAGGGAATAGGCATCTACAGGGCCTCCATACGGCTGAAAAACGCCGTTGTTGAAATTCTGACCGCCGGATCCGGCGAAACCGAAGGTATGTTTCGGGATGACTTGATAGACGTCATAGCCGACGCCCGCAGGCTTTGGGGGAACATCATCGCGCAGGAGAAGCGCACGCTCGTATGGCTGGAGTTTGAAGCCGATGACGTAGCGTATTTTCATTGTTCCGACATGCACGACGGCAATATGACCGCGATCCGAGAAAAGCCAATGAACGATCTTGTTCAAATCTAGGAGGCTGCCGTCGGTGATGTTCGAAGCTGCTTTCATCCAGATCAAAAGATGGTAGGCGTTATCTTGAAGTATGAACGTGTTCGATTTGCTCTCATATACAAAAGGGCCGTGCCCAAAGTTGCTGAGGTTTGAACCGGAGAAACCGAACGGCTTGATATCCGTCGCCTCTACTTCAAGCGTACGCGGGATGGCTACGATGCGCCCCCACACATCAAGCCCCCATCCGAACGCCGTTTCGGGGTCAAAGACGGACTCATAGAACGCCGCAATATCCGCTGTGGGCTCAATGGCGGCATTCATCGATTCGATGAGCGCCAGCAGCCGCTCCGAGTTATCGTATTGCGAAAGGAGCGTTTCGCGCCAGTTATCCACGGCCCGACCTCGCTTCAATGATGGTTACAGTGACGTTATCGGAGACGAGCGTGGGGGCTTCATCTATATTAATGGTGATGTAGTCGCCCCATATTGGCGAATCTTCACCGACGGGCGCCGCGATTTCGATACTCACCAAGTCGGTAACGCCCGTTCCGAGCACGGCGGAATAAAAGCGGCTGGCATACACCGTATCCCCGATATGAACGCGCTGGCCCGTATTCCCGCAGGCGTCGGCGGTTTCTCCGTAGAACTCGGCGACAACGGCGGACTTGATGAGCTCTTCGACGTTGCTCGGCATTGAGGCATTTTTGCGGATAGTCACCTGAATGCCCACCGGGAGCGATTCCGGGCGCTCAAAGAGTACCGTCTCGACCGCTCCGGTTACCGGATCAGTCACAGTGACGCTGGTGTTGCCGTTGTAATCACATCCGGCTGAACAACGGGCGTAAATGGACTCAGCAATATCACTATCCGTCGCGCTGCCGACGACCGCCACATAGATTGAGTGCGGCTTGAGCGTGACGCCCTGTACTTCAAGAGGCGCGCTGGTCTTGTTCTCGCGCACACAGACATCAAGCACGCCATCCAGATCGCCGACGTTGGCATAGACGGCGGCGGCGACGCTCCGGGCGTTTTTCGCGACGCTGGCGTAGCGCCGGGACTCGAACGAGGCCCGGCTCTCGACGTTTTGCCCGGTGATCCCATCGGATTCATTAAAAACGGTATCCCACCCCGGGATTGTACGCACGATGGACGTCACGGTTCCACGCCGGATTTCAATCGGCCCCGGAACCTGACAGGCGAACTCCAAAGCGATGCTGCCGGACTGCGGGATCGTGCCTCCTGTCTGGCAGATCAAAACATTCCCGTCCGCATCTTTCGCGAGCGCCGGGGCGTCGCTGCCGATGCCGGGGATGACGGTGCCGGGAAGCCCCGTACAGGTACAGGGGACGACCGTGGAGCGTGCGGGCTGCCGGGTCAGAAAGTAAATTTTGGCGAGCGCGTCTTGATAGATACCCTCCGCAGTCTCGGGGTTGAACATATTCGCGAGGAACAAAAGCTGGCTGTTCTTGTCCTGCACGATGGCCGTTTCGGATGTGATGAGCTGTCCCTGCGGCGTGGCCGGATCCGGGTTCAGCCGATTGTCGAATGCCGCCTGCCAATTCGTTTCGACAGCGTCCCGGACGGTCGCGGTATCGGGTACGACCGGGCCGTTTTCGGTAAAATCGATACTAGACTGCGACATCTGCGGTTTCCCCCGTTTCCGTGGTGATGCGGATTGTTCCAGTCAAAACGCGGCGGTCAAGCCGGGAAAGCTGCGTGTTGGCCTGCGCTACGCCGGGGACCTCAAGCGCGCGTGCATTTGAGCGTGCCCGCACGAGTTCGGCGGGAGGGAGGGACCCAAGCTCACGCATGAAGTACGGGATTCCGTCTTGCTGCGCGTAGTATGGTTCTCCTTGGAATGTGCGTACATACGATGCGACATCCTGCACGATACGCATAGTCCCCCCTGCCGAAGCAAGATTGCCCCCCACGGAGAGCGTCAAATCCCACTGTTCATCAAGACGTAATGACAGGAGCCCCGAATCTACCACTTCGGCAGATGATTGCACTTCATCACGAATATTGGACAGCGCGCGTACGTTCAAAACCGTTCGGAAATTCATGATGCTGCCTTATCTGCAAGCCGAGCCTGCGCAGCGGCGACAAGCGTCTTGATGTCGCGCCATTCACCGTCGCCGCAAAGCACATAGTCGGCCTGCCCGGCGGCTGCGGGCGGTACAAGGCCGCTTGTCCCGGCTGCCGATGCCGTAGCCCCCTCGTATTCGGGGACGGAGATGATGCCGTTGTTGACTGTGATGCCGTCGCCGATGCGCCCGCTTAAAATCCCCTCAGACCACGGAGACCAGATGTCTTCACTATTTTTTGCTCTGTATGCAACACGAACAGCACCAGAAGTTCCTGCACCTGCAGCTAAGGCCATCTGATTGGTAAATTTGCTATTTTTTTCGTTGAAGACAATCAGTTTAGCTGAAAATCCCGGCCCGTTTACGGTTCCCACAAGACTGATGGCATAAACGCCTTGCTCAGTAAGCGTATTACAATCAACGGAACCCTTGGTCAGTGTGTCAAATATTCCCCGCGCGCTCACCAGATCCTCAAGGTTCCCCCCAATCGCCACATCCTTCGCCGTGATCGTGCCGCCCGCGTCGGCCCGCGTGGTCTTCCCGTCGACAAGGTTCGACGCCTGAGCACGCTCAAGTGCCTCGTTTGCCGTGTTCTGCGCAACTATCGCGGTAGACTGCGCTGCGTCTGCGGCTCCCTGCACCTGTTGAAAGAACCGTGTGGTTTGTCTCTCGAACTCGCTGCCGGACAGCGGGCCTGTCGGGGGCTGGTACTGAAAATCGGGCATAAATTTTCCTTTATTGCGGTTGACCGGATATGCCTGATCCGGGTTCTACCCCGGTATGGACATGCGTTTCCAAGACCTTGCCGTTGCTCTCAACCGTGCCGCCCGCGTTCGTGAGGCCGCCAGAGAACCGGGCCGGGCCGCCGTCGCCCTGCGCCGTGCCTGTCCATGTGAGGCTGCCGTTAATGCGCACGTCGGCGTTGATCGTGAGGCCGCTTTCCGCCGTCAGAACTGAGGTTTCCCCGTGCATCGTCAATTTTGCCACGCCTTCGATGGTGACGCCCTCGTCGTCGATCTGCACATAGCGTTCCGGCGTATCGTTCAGAAAACCGCCAAGGTAGAAGCCGTCGCCTTTGCTCAGTGAGCGCGCCGATCCCGGATTGACGTTCCCGTCCTTCCCCCGGCTTTCCTTGAGCGATTCCGTGTCGCGCATGGCATAGACGGCGAGGCCGATGTCGCCCGGCTGCGGGTCGATGACGAGGGCGTTTTTCCCGCCTTGGATGCGCAGGTATGGGAGCTTGAAGAGCACGCTCTGCTCCTGCGCCTTCTGTTCGCCCGTCACAAGGTTGACGAGAGGCTGCACGTCGACGAAGCCCACCGGGGAGACGCCCGAGCCGGAGACGGCGACCACGCGCACGGGTTCAGCCGTGGCGATGCGCCCGAGCATCTGGCTGATCATGAAGTCCTGCGCGTTGTACTCGCTGGAATTTGTTGAAAGACCGCGTTGTCCCTGCATTATTTCTTGTCCTTCTTCGGCTTCGCGCCGGGATAGCTTGCCTTGATCTGGCTTATCCACTGCGTTGCTCCGGGATAGCCTGCCTGCAATTTGTGGCTCAGGCTCACGATCTGCCAGAGGCCGGAAGCGCGGGGGACGATGCTCTCGATGCGCACCGGGCCGCCAAGTTGAAGCTTCGGATCGTAGATGCCTTTCACCGTCACGCCCTCGTTGTCGAAGCTCGGATAGCCAATCATGCCACTTTTCGCGGACCAGACGGGCGTCGAGCCGCCGTCATCGCTGCGAAGCGTCGCAAGAGGGGAGATGACCATCTCGCCATCGTCCACGATAAGATCGATGCGGGCATCGTGGGCAAGCTGCTGCGCCTGTTCCATCGGGCCCCCGACGATGGCGACATTGCGAATGGAAACGGACACGCCCCTGTTGACGAAAGCGAGCCCCATTTGCTTCGCAAGCCCCTGCATGAGCGTGGCAACGTCCTGCGCACCCTGCGCCGTCAACGGCGGCACGGGCGTAATGCTGGCGACGTATCCCGTGATGCACTCGACGTCGAAAGAAGGGTCCGGCGCCGCGTTGAAGTTCGGGACGGCGCTCACGATATCGCCGGAGAATGCCAGCGACATCCCGTGCTCTTCATCGCCCGCGTACACGGCAATGCGGTTTTTCGACGCCTGCAACGGCTTGAACGCCAGCGTCGTCAGAGTCTCCATGTCCGCCAATGGCATGTTGAAGATCTTGACCTTGGCCTTGTTCTTCTCTTTCCCGCCGGGCTTCTGTATGTCCACATCCATGCCGAGCCGGATGATCTTGGTGTTCGCACCTTGCCCGGTAGCCGTGTTGAAGCCTCCCCCAGCGAGCGTGATGTGCGCTTCAAGCAGCTTTTTGGTGAAGCTCGTGTTCACAGCGTTTCCCCTTCTTCGACATAAACGAGCTGGAATCGGTCGCCGAGGCCCGACCAGTGCGGATCCTCTTCGCCTTGCATATCGACAAAGTAGAGCTGCCCCCGGAAGGCGAGATAGTCGTACAGCTTCAAGCCGACGAGGTTACGGCAGATGAACCCAGACCAGATGACCGTCTGGTCAATGGCAAGGTCGCAGTACAGGTTCACGCCTCGGGAGATAAACCGGAGGGTGCAGTTCTGTTCCCCAAGCACAATCTGGAGGCTCTGGTTCGGCTCCTGTCGGAGCGGTACGGTCATCATCCGAAAATCCCCTCGCCCAGCTTTTTCAGTGTGCTTTTTTGCGTCGTCTGCCCCTGTTGTTTCCCGGCATCCGTGGTGCTTGCGTCGGTCGGATTCTTTGCCTGCGCCTTGCTGATTGGCTTTATCGTTTCGTTGCTGTACTGTGGCTCGACCTGCCGGATCTCTTGCAGCATGAGCCCTACAAGCAGCCTGTCCACACCGTTTTCGGCCTTGCGGTCGTAGTCGTAGGAGACAAGGTTGTAGTCGAGAAATGTCTTCTCAGGGGTGACGATGCTCACGAGATCGGTACTTTCCGCCAGCTTGTCCAGCGCCGTCAGAAACGCCGCAAGCTCGTCGCTCTTCCCCGTGCGGCCCAGCACGACCGACACCGCCGTGGGAGAAGCGATTTTGTTGTAATCCGCGAAACTCCCTTTCTCGACAGGGTTGGAGCTGATTTTGTTCTCGGACTTGATCGAGCAGGAAAAGAACGTGTCGAAGTCGAGGGCCTTGGCGCCGTCTTTATCGAAAATCGACCAGTTTCCGGGCTGTCCCGGAGGAAGCGCGCCGAATGCCATGTCAGTACCCGAATGCGCTGTCTACCTGCGCGGTTTGATTACGAAGTGCCGGAACCACTCCTTGGGCCATCCCTTCCGCATCCGTAGCCTGCGTATAGACCTTGACCTCACCCACATTGGTGGTTGATGTCATCTGACGCGAATTATTGACGTTGCTCACGCTTCCCGGACGCGCATCCCCGGCGCGCACCTGCGGCGGCAGAATAGACGGGCGGACATCACCAACCCGCATCGAATCGGCGACCCCGCCGGGCTTAGCCTCGGCCTTCGTTTCTTCCGGGCGCGAAGACTCATCGCCGCCGAGCCAATCCTTGATCCAGTCGGGAAGCAAATTGTAGAGCTTCTGGGCTACCCAGTTCAGCATTTCGACAAGCACATCATTGATTTTGGAGATGCCTCCCCAGATCGTTTTGAGGGCTTCGATAACGCCTTTTCCGTCCAGCGTAAGAACGGAGTTGAAGAGCTTGGCGACCCCCGAAAGGGCATCCCAGACGCCCCCGAGAATACTTTTGATGCCTTCCCAAATAGCCTTGAAACGAGCCCCGATTTCATCGCCAGTTCCGAACATCGACCAGAGCCCGGAAAGTGCAGATTCTCCGCCTTTGATGTAGGTAATGAGATCGTCGACAACCAGCGCGATCGCGCCGATGCCCGCAATCAACGGCGTAAACGGCGCAATCGCAGCCCATGCCGCCGTCGCCATCGCGCTCAACGCCGGGAGCATGAGCGTCGTAATGACCCCGGCTAACGCCGTAAAGAAGACGATCACGAACTGCTTGTTTTCTTTCACCCACCCGAGGAGATCGCCGAGCAGGTTCGTCAAAAACGTGATCGCAGGGGAGACGGTGCTGGCGAAAAGGGCTGAGATGGCCTCCCATGCGTCATTGAGCCGCTGCTGCGCCTCCCGTTGCTTCTTCGCGTTTTCGATGTCCTGCTTGCTGTAGATGGCTTGAGCCTTCTGGACTTTCAGAAGCTCCTCAATCCCTTTGCGGCCCTTGAGGATGAGCGGGATGGTTTTTTCGTCGAAGCCGATCTGCGTGAGGATCGAGGTCGCCTTCTGGCGGTCGATTTTTGACGTGGCGTCGGAAAGCCGAAGAAGCCCTTCTTCAAAGGAAACGGCCTTCCCTTTCGCATCCGTGAAGCTCACCCCCAGGTCTTTGGTCGCGTCCTTAAGCGGCCCGGAGTCGTGCAAAATGAGATCCTGCATCCAGTCGCCCAGATCCATAAACCGAGTCGAAAGTTCCTCGGCGTCAACCCCGGCGGCGGCTGCCGTCCGTTGCCATGCCTGCCAGTCTTCAATGCTCATGCCGAGCGCGTCCGAAGTCTTCTCGATAGCCTGAGCCTGCTCGTAATACTGCGCTATGGAGCTTTTCAGGATGGAGACGCCGCCGATGACGGCGAGGGCCTGCGCTGCCACGCTCTTGAGCCGTTCAAAGCCAAACGCGCCTTTGTCCGCCGCGTCTTCCAGCGAAACGCCCAGTTTTTTCGCTGCATCATCAAGGGCCTCAAGACGTTCTTTTGCCGCTCCGGTGCGGATAAGCTCCTCGCGCATCCGCTGATACTCTTTCGTCACCTCGCTGATTTCGCGGCCTTTTTGCACGGCTTCCTCGAAGGCGGCTTGCAACGAAGAGGCGACATCGGCAGACTGGCCAAGACCTTGGGCCCCCTTGACGCCTGCGTCATATGTCGCGCGCCCCGCGTCAACGGCTGCGGCCTGCACGCCGTCCAGCCGCTCCTGTGCGGACTGCACCTGCGCTTTAAAATCCCCTGCTTTCAGCAAGAGGCTGACGACGAGTTCACCTGCGTTCATGGAATTTGCTCCAGAGGCGTTGGTTATGGCCGTCCACGGCGATGATTTCTAGCATCTCGTAGGCATCGGACAGGCCGTACACTGTCTGCATCTCGTGCAGCGTTGCGAGGTTCCGGCTTACCGGGATGCCGACGCATCCGGGGAGGTTTGCGTAGTCCCGGAGCCCGAGGGGGTGAGGATCTGCGACAGGCGGGAGGTCAAGCCCTCGCCGCCCTGCAAAAAATCCAGACAGACGGCGATGGCCTCCCAACGCAAACGATAGATCGTGCCCACGTCTTCGACATGGGCGTCGAGGTTTTGCGGAGTAAGCCTGATGGCATCATCGGGCTTGTGGGGGTTCGGGACGCGATAGATCTGCCCGAGAAGCTCGTCATAGAGCGGCTCTGCCTGTTCCCACCGGAGCCCTGAGAGCCCCCGGAGCCCGGCGGAAAGCAGCGCGGCGGTGTTCGAAGACGCTGAAAGCGTCCGGATGTCGGCGGGCATCTCGGAACCGAAGACGGCGAGCAGCGCACGGGCGGCCCATTTTTCCAGCTTGGTGACGGGCATTTCCTTGACCTTGAAGGTCTTCCCGGCGTCGCGGCCCTTGTCGATGGCAATGATCTTTTCGTTGAGCATGACGGCCTCCACGGTTTAAAGCGGACTCGCGGTCCACTGGTCAAAGGTGATGACGAAGGCGCTCGCCTGCAAGGTCTGAGCGGCGTTGGGGCTGGACTGTACGGAGGTGAGGCCGCCCCGTTTCCCGGTGATCTTCCGGTTGATGCTCGGCATGGCGAACTCGGCATTGCAGAGCATCACTTCCCGGGCGGTTTCCTGATACGTGGCCCAATCTTCCATGATCTGGCGGCTGGGCGAGTCCGCAGCGAGGGTAATCGTAACTTCTTTGTTGGTCGGGACCCAACCAAAAGAGGTATGCCCGTCAACGCCCTTTTCCGCGACGACTGGGGTATTCGTGGCGACGCTGACCATCGCGTCGGTGCTGAACCCCTCGATCTGCACGGGACTGTCGTAGAGCCCGGGAACCGTCAGGAAAAGCGTGCAATTTGCCGCTGTAATCGTCATGTTGCCGAAGTTGTCAGCCATGTTTTACCTCATCACTGAATGGCCGTGGCGGGCATGACGATTTGCTGCACGCTGCCGCCGTCCATGTAGTAAAATTTGCATTCGGGGGACTGGCGTTGTCCGCGTACGGTCGCGCCGGGGTCCTTGACCTGCATATACCAGCCCTGCGTTTCAAGCGTCTGGGAAACGTCCAGCCCGATTTCCGCGAGGAGCTGCACCTTTTGGGTGTTCGAGAGGGTCACGCCCGTGCGGATAGCCCCGAAGTCGAGAAACCGCGTGATGGTGTCGAGACATGCCGTGCGGATCATGCCGTAGCCGCTCTCGTTGTAGGGGATGCACTTTACGGCCTTGAACAGATCAAGGAGGTTAAGCTGGAGGCCGTCTTTGATGGCGATGGCGTCAAGGTAGGTGTCGAGCCAGCCCCATTTGCCGGAAACCTGCCCATTCTGGAAAAACTTGAACTGGCTGGAGGCCGTGGCGAAGTCCGCATAACAGTTGTAGCCATTGGCGATCAGCGCATCATAGTTCTCGTCGTTGTCGCAGGTTACGGCAAGCCCTTCGCCTTGCTTGAAGGCGAATGTGAGCCGTCCGTTCGTCTCTTCAAAGTTGATAGAGGCCGCCGTGCCCATGACCCACGCGGCGAGCTCAGGCGTGTTGAACACGGGAACCGTCCCGTCAAGTTCGAGCATTTTGGCGATCTGATACCCCGCCGAGGCCGTGGAACCCGCGACCTGCGCGGCGTTGTCGGTATCCCACAGCACATAGGCGAAACGTGTGTCATACCCGGCGCACCATTGTGCGAGCGCGATCTTATCGTCAAGCTCGGGCTCCCATACCGTTGAGAACGTCACCCAGTCGCGGGCATACATGAGCACGTTGGTCATGCAGTCGGGGAGCGTCTGCGCGGCCATGCCTACGGACTGGACGGCCCCGGACTGTTCGGTGAGCAGCAAAAGTGCGCCGAGGTCGGTCCCGGCTTCCGGCGGCGTCGGAAAGGCCACGGCGGAACTTGCCCCGGTCGTCGGGCTGTCGATCTGGAACGCCCCAGTCTGGCTGGAGTACGTCACCTTCGCCCCGGTCGCGCCCGCCGTCGTGAGCGCGGTCTGGATCGCCTCCGCAACCTGCGAGAAGCTGATTGCAGCGGACAAATCCACGGAGGAAAGCGTGTGCGGCGTGTTGTCGATGGAAATAACCATCGCGCCGTTGGTGACGGCCTGCAACACGGCGAGATTGCCCGTATACTTCGCGCCGCGCAGCCATGCGCCCACGGCCTCGCCGTTGTACCGGGCAAAGAAGATCTTGTCCGGGAGGCTCGTCGTGTTCACATAGCCGGAAAAGTACATGGAAGCCATGCTTGCTTCTTCCGAAAGCGAACCGAAATAATTCGCCACGGCCTGCGCGCTGGCGAACTGAACGACTCTACCTGCGGGCAAAAGCTCGGACTGCGAAAGGATGAGCCCGGCGAAGGTCAGGCCCGGCGTGCCGCCCTCGATGATGCGGGGGATGATTTGAACCAGTTTGTCGGCATTGACGCTCATTGCGCCCTCCTGTGTTTGCTATGCCAGCGGATGCACGGAAAGTTCCGCGTCGGTAAAAGTATCCATCTCAACGTGTTCAATGCGGTTTGCCTGAACCAGCACGTTGAGCATGAAGCGGGGGTTGTACTGCTCGTCCCCTTCCGCCTGTGTCATGTCCTGCGGGTCTTCGACGTACAGAGGGGCAATCCCGTACGTTTGCAGGAAACGGCACCCGACGCCGTCGCGCAGGAGCGTTGCGAGCGTCTGGGCACGGTCGGCGGCGGTCGGGCCGTAGACGTCAAGCTGGACACGGCGGCGCTGCGGCTGCACGATGGCCTCTCCGCCGCACTCGGTCTGGTGCAGGTTCGTCGAGAGGCGCGTCATGCTCATCGGGGTGACGAGCACGTAGTTTTTCGCCTTCGGCTTGCTCACACGGTTGACGTAGCCGCGCACAACGACGGCGGAATCGCCGAGGTAACGCTTACAAAAATCGCCGAGGGCCTGCACGAGGATGCCGTCACTCATCGTCTCCCCCTTTGGGCGGTTCCGTGGCCCCGACTTCCGGCGGCGCGGTTTCCCGGAGCTTCACGCACCGGATTTTCGTCCAGCCTGCCGTGGGATTCCAGCGCTCCAGAACTTGATCTACCTGCCACTCGGCGCCATCCCAGTAGAGAAGATCGCCGCCCTGCTCCGCCGGACGATCAAGGGCCGACCAGTCCCCTGAAAGATAAAAGTCGTGCCAGATCGTGTTCTGGCGCTGCTGCACGAGGAATTGCAGCGTCTTGTCGGCGACAGGCTGAGGCTGCGCCATGACTTCAACGGCGGGGGCCCATGCCGGGACCTGCTCATACTGCGCGGTTATGGTGAAGCCTGTGGAGACGAGAATCACGACCGACTGGAAAGGGTTCACGATGCTGATAAGCGGACGCACAAGTTCATGGAGATTCATTTTTTGACTACCTCGTAATCGATGGACTTGAGCAGGCTTCCGGAATCGATGAGCGTCCCCTTTCCCGCGCCCTTGGCGTTCTTGCGGCGCTTGGTGGATTCGGCGTTGTCCGGGGGCATATTACTCTTGATCGTTGCTTGAATGTCGTCTGCCATGCGGCGTCCCACAAGCCGCATCGCCTCTTTCGGCGTCCGTCCGGCTTCCAACGCTTCCGCGAGGTTATCGCACCATGCGTCTGCCTTGGCATCGAGCGTTGAGCGCAGGAAAGGCCGTGAGGGGATGGTGACGGTGTGGGCTTTGACCGACGCATCCTGCGCAAAATCACTTTTGCCCTTCTTCACGAACCGATTCCCGACGCTGCCGTCACGCTTCCGCTTGAAGTACAAGGTTTGCGTCCGCTCAGGGATTTCGATTGTTGCGCCGTATTCGTTGTACGCCGCATACTCTGCGACGGGAGTACCACCTTCGCCCCGCGTCGCATTTTCGAGCACCCCGGCCTTCACGACGATATCGGGGGTAATGTACCGCTTGAGCAGCTTTTCGAGTTCTCCGGACACCATTACCCCCACGGATGCCAATACCGGGCGGCATAGTAGCGACCGCCCACGGCATAGGGCTGGATGGCCTGCCAAAACGTCTGTCCGCACGGCGTCTGCGCGTAAAAGGCTTTCCCGGTGTCCTGGGGCACGGAGAAGCTGATGCTGACAGTTCCTTCCGTCGCCGAGGCCACTGGCCCGGCCTGCCCCATCGGCCACAAGGCCAGCGTCGCCAGATGGCAAACGAGGAGATACAGAAGCGTCTTGCGGATCATGATGCCGTGGGCCGGATCATAAGGAACCGGGGATGAGTTTGTGTTGTCCAAGAGCAGACAGGCGACGTCGAATGCCTGCCGAAGCTGTGCATCGGTCAGGAGGGGCTGCCCGGTCTTCGGATCGAAGAAGCGCGGATAGGCCTCCCGGAACTCCTGCGGGTCAAAGACAACAACAGCCACGGGTTAGAACCCCACCTTGCTCTGGAGCGGTTCGGTCTGCGCCTTGGGGTCGTTCTCCACATCCACGGGCTCCAGCCCGTTGCGCAGTTCCGCCCTTTCGTCGGCCTCGTCCACGGCGTCGGCCTTGCGCGCCTGCGCGAAGATAAGCCCGGACTTGAAGATTTCCATGTGCGGCCCATAGGTCTTTTCAATGTACGCCCAATCGTCGGCGTTCACCCGCGTCAGCCCGAACGCGCCCACGGGCAGCACGCCCTTTTCCTTTCCGCGCAGGCTGGCGGCGTTGCCTTCGATGAGCACCTTGCGTCCGTCGGGCATGGGGAACGTGATCCCGGTCGTCCGGTTCAGGGCGACCATCACGGTATCCGTCTTCGTCGCCTGCGTTGTTTCCGGGGCGGTATTCTTTTTGGGTCTGGCCATATCTCTGTATCCCTCCGTTGTTTTGGTCATCATGGCAAAAGAGCCGGGACGAAATCACCGTGAACAAAGTTCGGCTATGCAGCACGGCGAAGGCGGTACTTGCGCATCATGTTCAGGTCATCGCGAAGCGCCACACGGAAGGCCGTAATGACATCCGCGTGGTACGCCTTGACGATACCGTAGCGCGTGTCCTCGACTTCACGGATTTCATATCCAAGCCGACGTGAGAGTTCCGAGAGCTTTCGCCCCGCGACCGAGTACGCGGCAGGTACGTCGATGAAGACTTCGAGGAACCACGGGATGCCCTTCACGGACTTGTAGTCCCTGCCCCGCCCAAGTTCGTTCTCAAGAGCCGCGGCCTTGCGGACGGCGGCGGATGCGGTCGCCATTGCGGTAGCCTCGCGGCGAGAACCAATCTCGGCCTTGGTGCGCTGGTAATAGTCGGCACGAGCCTGTTCCGCCAGCCGTGCGCGTTCCGCCACAATCCACGCCTCGGCTGCCGCGATGGGGTCGCGGAAGTTGGGGAGAAGCGGCGACGCGGCGCGAAGCTGTTCCTCCATTTCGTTGAAGCGGGCGATGTAGGCTTTCTTCATCCGCATAGCTTCAGGCCCCGTATATCCCATGACAAGGAGAACAAAGCCGTCCTTGCTCATGACATACATGGGCATTTCCTTATTCTGTTCGGTCAGATAAGAGGAGAGTCCAAAATTGGACTCACTAAATCCATCTTCATCAGCCTCAAGAATTATACGAATGTCACGCAGGACATGCTTGTGTTCTTTCTCAAAATGCTTGGCCACCTGAAGCGAGGTTACGGCGAGGACCTCCTTGCCATTGATGGTGCGAGTGCTTACTTCAACGAGAGACTTGACAGAATCATTCATATCATCTATCCTTTTCGTGTTGGTTGGTTCTACCGACGATGAGGCTCCAACACATTCGCCTCATTGAAGGACCAGACCGATGCTATCGGCTCTTGGTGTGACAACCTTTCGATAGCATGAGCCCCCGAACCAGTCAAGGAACGGGGGCTTTCTTTCGTGCTCGCCACATACGCGCCAGTCTTGCGGATGGAGGGGAGGATGTCATGCGTCACCCATCGCTTGAACGCCTTGGCTTCGGGCTTGCGGGAACGCAGGATGAGGGAATACAGGCCCGGTTCGGATACAACGGAAAGATTCCTGACCTGATCCGTATACTGTACGGGGTAGGTCGAAAGCTCGTCTTCATCCAACATTTTTGAAAGGTTACTGGTATCCAGCCCGAGACACCCGCACACGTCTTTCGCCACGAACCACTGGGTCCCCTGATCGCTTCTGACGACGCGAAGGGAACCGAACTTTTCATGTTCAAAAAAAGCCAAGGGAGATTTTTCCATCGCTGCACCTCCATAGTGTTTTGGAGATGATGCAGCATGGCGGCGTGGGGGCACACCGTGAACAAGGTTCGTACAGGCAAAAGAAAAGCCCCTTTCGGGGCGGAGGGCGGCGGCGGTGGATTTTTGGAACGGCCTATGCCATGATAGCCTCATCTATAATAAGGGGGATGATGTATGGCTACCTACATCAAGTTTCTGGCAGGGGACTACGGGAAAGAAGAATATATTTACATTAAGAATAAAAACAAGTTGCGTTGCTCTTCAAAAATGTTTGGAGCAAAGGAACTTTTTCTTTCCAGTATTGCCTCTTGCGAAGTAGCCAATGAAGAATCGGTCAAAAAGCTCGGCGGAACTTTGGGAGGCGCACTTGTCGGCGGCGTCTTGCTTGGAGGCATCGGAGCGGTTGCGGGTGCGGTAGCTGGAGGCAAGACGACTGAGTCTACCGTCATTATTGAGTTCAAAAATGGAAATAAGGCATTGGCAAAGGTGAATAGCCCCATGATGGAGGTTATCCGCGCACACCTTTTTGATGACCAATTGGCCCAAGAGCGTGGAGAACCAAACCCGCTTATACATCATGAACGTTCTCAGACGCCCCCTAAAAAAATTGCCCTTATCATTGGAGTGCTGATAACAGTAGTGCTAGCCGTATTGTGGCTGAGTTGTGCCCTCCAAACGCCGCCCAATACGAATGGGGCCTTGTTATGGGGAATCCTCACTATCCTTTCCGGACTGTATTCTTGGAAAACCTATAAGAAAATATATAAATCTTAATATATTAACTTGAATCCGAACAGGGAGAGAGGACCATGGATTTTTCGGAAAGAATTGCTGAATTGTCGAAAAAGGTAAAGAATCTGGGAGATAGCCTCAAGACCGAAGAGGCCACGAAAAACGCCTTGGTGATGCCTTTCATCGCGGCCCTGGGATACGACGTTTTCAACCCTGCGGAAGTCGTGCCCGAATTTTCAGCCCCCATCGGCGAATATAAGGACGCCCGCGTGGACTATGCGATTCTTGTTGACGGCAAGCCTATCCTTCTTCTGGAATGCAAGGCTTTGGGCACGTCTCTTGACATGAAGCACTGCAACCAGCTCCAGCTTTACTTCCACGGGACGGAAGCCCCCATTGCCATTCTGACGGACGGCAACCGTTACCGGTTCTATTCCGACCTTGAAGCAGCAAACAAAATGGACAGCAAACCCTATATGGAGTTCGTCCTTGACGATATGGATGAAATGCTGCTTCCGGAACTGCGCAAGCTGGCAAAAGGCAAATTTAATCGAGACGCCTGCATGAGCGCGGCAAACGAACTTAAGTACAACCGTGAGTTCAAGCGCATCATGGGGGAACAGATGGAAACGCCCCACGAAGATTTCGCACGCTTTTTCATCGGACAGACGTATGATGGGCGTATCACGCAAAACGTTCTGGATCGCTTCACTCCAATCCTTACCGCTGCGCTTGACCAGTTCATCAACGACCGCATCAACGACCGATTGAAAAATGCCATGACGCAGCAGAAACCGGAAATTGTAGAGATAGAATCCGAAGATGCCCCACAAGGAAAAGAGCAGGATTCGCGTATAGTCACCACCGAGGAAGAAAAAGAGGCGTATTACCTTGTCAAATCGCTTCTGGTGGGCACCGTTGATCCGGGGCGCGTAGCCATGCGGGACAGTATCAGCTACTGCTCTATCCTTCTTGACGACAACAGGCTCAAGCCTCTGTGCCGTCTGTATTTCAACGGAAAACAGTGGAGGGTCGGACTGTTTGATGGGGAGAATAAGGACGCAAAGGAAGACATCGAAAAATTGGAAGATATTATCCCCTTTGCGGATCGAATCCGGGCTACGGCCTTGAAATACGATAAAACTTTTTTTGAAAAATTGTTTATTTTTTCAAAAAATGGTGCTATTGTATTTTCAACGAAAGGGTAAAGGAGAAGCCACCATGAAGCTATACCACGGAAGCATGATTGAACATCTGGCTATCTCTAACTCAGGAACAGGGTTAGGGTATAACTTCGGCGCGGTGTTCTTTGCCCGTACTTACGGACATGCAAAGGAATACGGAAATTACGTCTACCAGTGCGAAATAGACATCAAGGACATCTTCTTGAACGAGGATCTCCCGTATCTTGAAGATGGCGCTGCTGGAACGGCTCTACGTGAAGTTATGGCAGAGCGCGGTATAGACGAAAAGTATTTTGATCTCTGCTGGTATGCCGTGGTTGAAGAGAAAATTGGTTATCAAGATGAAGACTGGGTAAACCTCCTCAATATGGACGACGATGACGCAAGTTGGGAGGCTCAGGCCATGCGGATCGCCTTTGCCCGTAAGCTCGGCTTCAAGGCTGTTGAAATGGATGACGAATGCGGCAGCATTGCGGTTCTTCCCGAGTTCATAAAGCTGGAAGCGGCAACGGAGGAAGACGATGAAGAGGAAGACTAAGATAGACATCGACGATCTTATCCAACGCGCCGTAAAACCTCCCCCTTCAGGGGGAGGATGTCAAAGAATACGTCTCTACTGAAAAGAGGATACACGGGTATTTCTGGCGCAGCCAGTGGGAAGAAGATAGCTTTTTGATGAGGGGAGATTCAACAAATGAATGATGCACAAGAAAAAAAGCAGGGTGGACGCCGTAAAGGATCTGGACGTAAAAAAAAGGTTGAAAATCGTGCAACAGTAAAGACTGTATCTATGCCGGATCATGTCTGGGAACGGCTGAACGATGTATGTACGGATAGGGGTATCCTACGCTCACAGGTAGTACGGGAAGCAGTCGAGATGTGGCTGGACGCAAATATACAGCCGCTTGGAAAATGACGCCTGACTACGTAAAGAAAGCCCCAACCGCATGTTTAACGGTTGGGGCTTTCGCATGGGGGGAAGGCAGCAGCTTTACATGCCTGTCATCTGCGCAAAGGCAAAGGGCATGAGCACGATGCCGCCGTAGGTGGTGCCGACGAACTTCTGACGGAAGCTGGACAGGTCGGGCACGACGCGTCCAGCACGCATCTTTTCTCCGAAGGCCAGCGTGCCGGATCGCTGCCCGTTCACTTCGGGGGCGATGAGGAACATGGTTTCCCCGGCGGTCATGCTGTGCAGCTCGGGGACGGTCACGATGTCAATGCGGGTGAAGTACCGCTTCAACATATCCAGCACGGACACGTTGAAATCGGTAGCCGCGCCGAGGCGAACGGCCAGTTCGGGGGAGAGGCAGAGCTTGAGGGGCGTGTCCTTGTCAATGAGGCCGCTGGACTGCTCGGAAAGCTGCGCGAACAGGGCGAGGACGTCATTGTAGATCTGCACCGTGGTCTTGTCGGCCCATTTCGTGGAGCCGCCCGTGCCCGTGGCCCCTGCGGTGATCGCAGCAGGGAGGTTCGGATCGTTAAGGATGCCGTAGATTTCCTTCCCGGCGACGCCGAGCAGGTAGAAACGGTTCTGGTCGATGTCGATGACGTTGGCGGCCGCACGCTGCTTGGAGGCAGCGAGGTTAACTTTCGCCGTGCTCGACATGTCCACTTCAAAGTCTCCGTAGGTGATGGACGTCTGGAAGACGTACTGCACGCGGGTTTGCCATTCGGAGTTCACGCCCGAAGTCGTGCCGTTGGCATAGTCGGAATACGGCTCGGTCTTTCCAGTCATTTCGTCCACGCGCCACTTCATGTACGGGGTCGTCCAATCGCCCTTCTTCTCTTCACCGAAGATTTCACGGGCGCGCCGGGGCGCGGTCAGGATTTCGATGACCATCGGGTCGATATACGCCAGAAGCTCGGCGGGGACGGTCGTGTTCGGAGTAGTGATGAGCGCGGCGTCCTGCGCGATGCGAGCGCGGTTCTCCGGGGTTGCCCACATGCGGGCGCCCGGGAAGATAAAGCCGTAGCGCTTGGCCTGTTCAAAAGTCGGATTCATATAGTACCTCCTACGCTCCGGCGGCGGCTGCGCCGAGGTTGGTGCGGTCCTGTTCCGCAGTGGTTGCGCCAGTTCCGCCGTTGGCCACGCCGAGCGCTCCGGTGGCGTTGCTGAAATCTTTCTGCATCAGGTTCGAGGTGTCGCCGCCGGATCCCGACGCTGCGGCCTGTCCCCAATTGCTGATGATGATCGGTTCCCCGATTTCGCCGGGCGTCTTGACGACCCACCCCGTATCGAGGTGCGTGGCGTCGGGGGTCCCGGTGCTGATTGAACCGTCAGCGGTGGAGGCAAGGACGGCCTGCCCCACCGTGGCCTTGGTCGTGGAAACGGCCCAATAGTCGCCCTTTACGGCCACGGTGAGGTTCGAGCCTGCCGGGACGGTCAAAGTGCCGTCAGAAAGCAGTTCGTAGTTCACGTAGTTGATGACGCGCTCCACGAAGCCGAGCACGGCTGTGGCGGTGCCAGCAACGTTGGTGGCCTGCGTGTTGTCGATCACGCCGGAATCCACGACGGGGAAGACGAAGCGCCCCACAGGGAGGGCCACCGCCGCCAGAGGGTTGAGCGGGGTGTAGATGCTCTGGTCGGGCGTCGCTTTATCGCCAGCGACGCCGGGAGCGACGGAGAGATTGACTTGGGACTGCAAAGGCATGGTGTGCCTCCTATTCTGCAATGGTGATATTGGAAAGCCCGGCGAAGCTGCCAGACATGCGCCCGACGGGGGCCGCGTCACGGGCAACGGAAGGTGTCGCCTTCTGCTTGCGGAGGACATCGATCATACCGGGCCATGCCTGCCGGGGATACTTGCGGGGATTCTCCCCAAGCTGCTCCAGCGCGTAGCCGTAGACGTCGGACGCGGAGTCGAAGGACAACGGGTCAAGTTCGCCCACCAGCCCGCGCACGTCGCGCACGGCACGGGTGAGGTTCCGCATATGCTCCTGCGCTTCGGCGACTGCGGATGCCTTGATGCGGGCGGCGTCCATTGCGGTGAGGGGACGCGAACCACGGCGGCGGAATGCCCTGTCCTGAGCGGTTCCCTTGTCTTCCGGGGCTTCATCTCCGGTCGCGGGGGAATAGGCGAGATCGGCGAGGGAGTCGGTCAGCTTCTTTTTCTGCTCCGGTGTGAGGTCGGGGACGGAAGCGAGGATGCGCTTAATGGCCGCGTCCTTGTCCTCGTCCTTGCCGAGTTCGCGGCGTTCGCCCTCGGATTCGTGTTCCCGGTCAAGCTTGCGCCGTTCCTCGGGGTTCCGGATCAGCTCCTCACCGTACTTGACGCCCTCGGCAAAGGCTTTGCTCTCCTGCGGGTTCTCAGCGTCGAGGCCGCAGGCATCCATAGCCTTTTTCATACCTTCGGACTCATGCTCGCGGTCGAGCTTCCTGCGTTCGTCCGGATTGCGCTCCAGTTCCTCGCCGTATTTCACGCCTTCGGCAAAGGCGCGGGATTCGGCGGGGTCTTCCGCATCAAGCCCGCAGGCGTCCATAGCTTTCTTGGCTTCTTCGTCCATCGCTTCCTTTTTCTCCGGTTTCTCATCACCCGTGGCCTTGGAGTAGGCCAAATCGGAGAGAGAGTCCGTCAGTTTCTTGACGTCCTCGGGGTCGAGTTTGGCGGACAATTCACCGATGAGCTTGCGGATTTCCTCCGCCTTGTCCTCATCTTCGGTGATATCCACGATTTCGCCAGTCACGGGGTCGACCTTGTGCAGGTCGATGATGGCCTGCGCAAGCTCCACTTCCTGCTTTTCGATGTCCGGGTTGTCGTCTTGCGCGCCCAGGAACCATTTCTTAAACTTGCCCATAAGCGTTCCTTTTTTCGTTGAAGTTGGATGAGAATCCGCCACCACCACGTCCGGCCCGGCCCGCCCTTCTTCGACCAGCGCGACGTGGTTGCCTCGGATGTTCCGCATGATGAAATCGTAGGGGGTGCCCTCGTAGCTGCCCGGCGTGAAATCCGGGTCGTAACGGTAGGCGCAGGAGAGTTCCCGGAAAGAACCGTCTTCAATGGCGTCGATGGCGGCCCGATCCCACACGGTCAGCGGCGCATCTACATACGGCGGGTTCCAGACCGCGCCCGTGCCCACCGCGCCCACGCGGGTGAGCTTCTGCGGCTCTTCCGCGCTGTCGATGTGGTGCTCGATGTGCAGCGGCAGCCCGGCCCATGTCTCAAGCGATGCTTGAAGTTCTTCCGGGTCACGAAGCCCGTAATAGACAGCCTCGGGGTCAAGCCCGGCTTCCTGCCAGCCCGGAATCTCCCGCCCGTAGTAGGGATTCACCGTCGCTTTCGTGATGTGCGAAGCCCCGACGTGCAGGAAGCCGTTCTCGTCGGTTTCCCGCTGTGAGGGGGCCGCGTCGAAGGTGACGCCTTTGTTTTGATACATAGACTAGTCTCCAAATTCAGGGATGACGGACCGATACGTGCATTGGCACCCCGGAAGCTCGCCGCAAAGCACCTTGCGCTTCACGTCAGAGTCGTAGAGCCCTTCCGCGATGACGAACTTTTTCCCGTTCATCATCTGGTGGGTATGGCGGCTCGTTTTTTTTCCCGGCACATGCACCCAGATGCCTTCGGTGATGCCGAGCTCTTTGTCCTGCACCCGCTTAAGAGCCTCAGTCGCTTTGTTGGACTGGTCACGGGCGATAAATTCGGCCCGGCGCCGGGTGATCTCGTACCTCTTGTGCAGTTCGTCGGTAAGAAAGGCCACGCCCCGGCCCATGCTGGCGGATCGCTGTACAAGCCCCGTCACTTCCGTGAAATAGTGCTGCGGGATGGACTTGATGAGGTTGACATTTTCCTCGAAAAGAGCCCGCGCCACGTCGTTCATGGCCCTGCTTCTATCCATCCTCACCGTAAAGCCCGCATCCTTGAGGGCCTGCTTCATGCTGGCTTCCGTGCGCCGCCTCGTACTGCCCACGAACTCCCGCGCAAAACTCTCCGCGCTTTCCCTCCACCGCTTCGTCCAGTACCGGAACAGGCGTTTAAGGCGGTCTTGCAGGTCACTTGCCGGGGATGCATCCTGCGCTATCCGAGCTTCCTGCTGTCGGTACTCGGCGCGCAGCCACCACACGACGGAACGCTGCATCTCGTCGAGAAGCGACACCAGCCGCTTCCGGTATTTCGCCCGGATGCCCGCGTTGGGCTTGATGGCGCGGATGACCTTAGCCATAGACGGCCCCTGCCTTGTCCACATCGTCGATGTCGGGCATCAAGCCCTCTTCCCCGGCTTCCGGCAGTGCGTCAGGCATTCCGTTGCCCTGCGGCACTTCCGCTGGGTCAATGTCCGAGAAGCCGCTGTCCGGGTCGCTGGCAAGTGATTGCCGGGCTTCTTCCTGAGAGATGATGTCCCGATCCGTGTAGACGGCGATGGTGTCGGCCTTGGTCTTCTGGAGCATGGCAAGGGCCGCCCTGTCCTTTTCGCCGAGCGGCGCGAAGTCGAAGGTCACGGACGGATCGATCTCCCCGCGCAGGTGAAGCTGAAGACAATCAAGCGCCTTCTTGATGCCGTCGCGGAGCACCTTCTCCTGCTGGCTCCTCACGTGGTCGTAATAGTTGCGGATGTCCGATTCGCCCGTGGCGTTGAAACCTGAGGGGCTGATGCCGAGCAGCTTGACCGCCGGGGTACGGTTCAAGGCGGCGAGGATTTCAAGGGACTGGCGCACGATGTCGGTCACGCCGGAAAGCGGCGTTTCCAGCTTCACCACCTCTTCCGTCTCTTTGTCCACGGCAAGTACGCCGTCATTCGTCATGGACTGGATCATGTACCGGATGCGGGCATCAAGCTGCGCCGTGCCCCCAGCCGCATACAGGATGTCTTCCATCTTCGTCTTGAAGACGGTCAGCGAGAACTTGGTCAGGAGCCGGGATTCGGCTGCGCGGCACTCCTGAAAGTGCAGCACGTAATCCCAGAGAATCTGCGCCTGTGGAATCCCCAGAAAGTTGTAGGCGGGCCGCAGCAGCACGGGACACTCGTTGGCCACCAGCCGGATGAGACGGGAAGCATGCACACGCTGTCCGAGCACCCACCACCAGTGGGGACGGAAATAGTCTGGTTCCAGCGGCGAAAGACTGTTGTAGTCCCCGGGGAAGACATTCACCGGGTCGATGACGACGAAACGCAACGGGGCCCCGGGTTGCAGTTCGGCCGAGTACGGGCCGATGTTCAGAGGGCGTTCCAGCTCCTGGCCAATGGCCCCCGTGTCGATGAAAAGGAAGGCCCCGCCCTCATAGCCCACAAGTTCCGTCGCTTCATGGAAAAGACGTTGGAGCCCGAACGTCTTGCACGTTTGCGCGAGGTCGGTGAGCAATGAGTCATCGCCGCCCTCCCCTTCACGCTTGAAGTCAATCCACACGCGGGTCATGTCGTCCGATACCGTCTCGACGCAAGCGCGGATCAAGCCGTTCTGAGCGAGGTTCTGGAGGACGCCATAGCCCATGAACTGCGGGGCGATGCCTACGCCAAGTTCAAGCGAATGCTGGAGCAGGGAATAGACGCCGGAATCCGCAAGCTGTGCGTCCATTGCAAGCTGCACTTCTTCGGGCGCGCCGAGCGTCTTCGCAGGACCGTACATCCGGCTGATGTCGTCGGGCGTAAGGGGCAAAGGCTGAGCAAGGCCGTCACGCACGCCCGGGGAGAGATTCAGACGGCGCGACGGCTGCACGGCTTGCGGGGCTATGGAGGTAGCGTTGCGATAAGTGCGCTTCTTGCTCATGAGGGCATCATGCTATGAGCGAAGAAGAATTTACACCGTGAACAAGGTTCGGAGTTTACCGGAAGCGATACCCTATACGTGGTTGAGTGAGGATAGCAGGATTGATAGACATGGGGCGTTTGGCGTCGAAGTCGCGGAGGGCCTGAGTGGTGGCGTCACAATTGTGGACGAGCACCCCATTAGCAAAATAAAGGTGCTCGCCCTCTACGGTGAGGTTATACACTGGCACGGCGTTGGGCGTTGAAGTGGCTTGTGCTGCAAGACTTGCTGCAGAATTTACGTACTTTGTTTTTTCTGCAGGTTCCGGTCTTGTATGTGAACGGTTTGCCGCACCATTGGCACACACCCTCGGCAAGCTCGTATTCATTGTGATATCGCCATTTGATTTCACAATTATGGGAACAGAAGCGGTTTTTTCCCGTATGGCGCGTTTTATACGTCTTGCCGCAGTACTCACAAACATGCTCAGTATACTCTCTTTTTGCGTATGCCTTCCTGCTTTGCTCTCGATGCCATGCACGGCCTTCTTCGCTCCTGTGCCACTCAGTAGCAAGAGGGCGTACTTCTTCAAGGTGCTTACGGCATTTTTCTTTGTTTTGCTTAACCGTTTTGCGGTGTTCACAACGTGATAAACACTCAAGGTTGTCAAAATTGTTGTTATGTGTATTACCATCTTTGTGATGAATCTCATACCCTTTAGGGACTTTCTTGCCACTGTAGTATTCCCAAATAGCGACATGAAGCCCCTTCGGATTTTTCCTACCTGCGTTTGTTTTTGACTGACTAAGATAGTATTTCCCCCCTGCCATGAGGGCATAGGTGACGCCATTAAATTCAACTCTTTTCGGAATATCCATACTAGCAACTCCCTTATAGTCATGTGAACAAGTTCAGACTTTTCTATTTCTGCAAATTTGCAAACTTCTCCACTGGTTTTCATGAACGGATGATTCGCAGTTGCAAAAATTCCATGTCGATACAATAACACAGACTCTCCGGTTTTTCCAGCGAACAACACACGCCTAAACCCTTGAGGAGTCACAACAAAATCACCTTCCTTTACTTTTTCAATTGGGATACCCCCTCGCAAAGTCGCAACTAAAGTGCCTGCAGCAAAACATTGATCGTCGTGGGGCGCACCGGGGAACTGTGTCAGTTCCGCGACGTACTCCCGCGCCCACGGGCAATGCTCAGGGTGCGGGAGCAGGACGTTCCCGGCCTCGAAGAACGTAGTCACAGCATGGGCGCGAGCCGTCTTGCTGCCGTCCGGCTCCACGGGGATGATACCGGGCACGGCATGTTTCAGCGCGTCGATGACCGCCGGGCCGTTGGCCTTGTCTTCCACCAGCTTGCGGGTTGCGCCGGGCCATTTGGCGGCGAGCTCCCGGAACGCGGCGACCGTGTCCGTAAATCCCATGCGCCGCCGGACCTGATCGAGGAGGTAGCGGTCTGCCCCCTTGCGGCCCCACACCTGCCCCACAACAAAGTCGGTATCGTCGCCGTCCTTGAACGTCATATCCCACGAGATAAGGAGCTGGTCGAACTGCTCCGGCAGGTCTTTGGGGAGCCAGAACCGCAGCCACTCGGATTTGAAGATGGCGCCGCCGTCTGGCGTAGGCCGCTGCTGGTACAGGGCCTCCCAGTCGCGTGTGCCGAGGGCTTTCTTGATGGCAAGAAGCTGCTCCAACGGGTAGCGTTCAGGGTGTAAGGCTTCACCTGCCTTGCGGTGCGGCTCATCCTCCGTGGCGATGGCCGGGAAGTTTACCACGCGCCAGTGGTCGCCCTCCCCCCGTGCGGCGGCCTCAAGCAGCCGCCCGGAAAGGTCAGCCATGTGCCAGCGAGTGTTGATGATGAGCACCCCTCCACCGGGCGCGAGGCGCGTGTACAACGTGGACGTGTACCAGTCCCAGACGTTCTGGCGGATGGTCGGGGAATCGGCGGACGCCCGATCTTTGAATGGGTCGTCGATGATAGCGCAGTTGTGGACAAGGACACCGCCGGCAAAGAAGTTCTGATTACGTGCTACTTGGATATCAACAAAACGGCGTGCTGTTCCGTATATTCGCGCAATGTTGGCAATATGTCCCGCTTGTACTGTTCTTCTTTCATGCCGTGCAAGATCCTGTGGCACTTGCTGCACAGCGTAATCAAGTTTGTCGCAACATTGTTGATCGGAATAAGATCCATGTGATGAACCTCCAACCGTGTTTCCTCCTTGCCACATAGAACACAACGATGCTGATCCCTGTCTAAAATCAAAGGCCGAAACTGTCGGAATGCCCGCGCAGAGTGCACCTGTTCCCGCAAGGGAGTCATGCCGTGACGGTATCGGGGATTCCCCTTGCCAGACATCAGAATAGAGTGTGCAATTTCGCTGCACCGCTTGCTGCAATACTTGGCAAAAATACCGCGTCCCCTGTGGGCAGACATAAAGAGCTTGTTGCAGATAGGGCAAATTTTTTCTCTGGGCTGATGCTCGACAGGGACCTGGCTCGGCTTCTTGAATTTTGCGGCACATTCCGGGCAGGTCTTTGCCCCTTTGGTTCTCCCTGTGTGTTTGATGATCCGTCCACAACCGGGGCACGTCTTGCTGTTCTTGACTGCATGATGGGCACAAGAATGTTCCTTGCAGCAGTAGAAATCTTTCATCCCCTTCCTGATATTTTTGGCCACCACATAAGCCGGCCTCACAAACTCCAGGCCACACCAGGCACAAGATAGGATCACCCGTGGCAATTGATGATGCAGGGGTATATTCCCCCCGTGAAAAGATCGGATGGTTTCCTGTAACTTCAAGAACTCTGCCAAGGGCATCGCGTAATCGGTAGCTTTCTTCTGCATATCGATCCTTTACCGCTATCACTATATCAGTTTCAATTTCCCCCGTTTGATGATTGTATGATAGCACGTTATCCCCGACTTGTAGGGTCTCGATAGCGCGATCTCCGTCAGGAGTCGCAATTTGTGTTCCAATGACAACGCATTCCGCACCCATGCCCGTGATGCCGCCGCCCACGCCAGCGGAACGGTAGCATCCAGCGTGCCCCACTACCTCGAATATATCCGAGTTGCGGAGGTAGGAACCGTTCCCCACGGTGCGGATATTCTTGCCGTAAAGGGCTGTTCCCGGGAAGAGTTCCCGGTATTCCGGACTGTCGATGACGCGCTGAACGTCGCGGTTCATGCGCGAGGACAGGTCGGCGGCGTAGCTCGTTGAAATGACGGATAGATCGGGATAGCGGCCCAAGGCGTAGGCCGGGAAGCGGCGGGAGGCCAGCTCGCTTTTCCCGTGGCGGGGCGGCATGGTCAGCATGAGGCGCGGGGAACGCCCGGCTACGACGTCGGCAAGGAAGGCATCCAGCTCGGAACAGATTTCCTCGTGCACCCAGCCCATGCGGTAGCCGGGCATGGTGTAGCGCACAAAGGCCGCGAGACAGCTCCGGGCCAGCGCGCGGCGGATTTCCGCAAGCACTTCACCCGCCATCCCGCCCCGTCTCCCTGAACGCCTCCCGCGTCAGCCGGAGCAGCTCATCCGGGGAAAGACGAGAGAGATCGACCGGACGCGGAGACATGGAGCCGTCGGACGACGTATGATCCACTGCGGCCTTGTCCACGATGCCCCACACCTTACGCTCACATTCCTGCCTGATCTTGATCGTCTCGGCGGTGATCTTGGCGAGCTTGGCCTTCTCGAAGCTGCCCAGGGACAACGCCTCATCAATGAGGGCCTGATGCCGATCCCACTCCCGCTGGTGGCGGGTGATGACGGCGGCCTTGGCTTCGGCGGCGCGGTTCAGGGCTTCGGCCTTTTTTTGAGTGTTGCAGCCTGCAACCACGCCCGCAACCTTGGCCTCCGCCATGCGGTTCACGGTGCCGGAAATATCCTGCACCCAGCCTTCGGCCCGGATGCGCTTCTGGATGGCCGTCCGGCTCACACCGTACCGCTTGGACAGATCGGACTGGCTCGCCCCCACTTCGTACTCGGCCCGGATGGATTCCCAATCAAATCGTGCAGCCATCGTCGCACCCCCCGTTTGGCCTGCGTTCTTCCTGTTCTCTCAAAAACCTTTCATGCCCTCGTTTCTCCTCTTCCTCGGGCCTCGTACTGTGCGCCAAATCATACTCCCAAGGGGCCCTTTTCCGCTTCAATTGCGGACACCCGTGACCGGTCTGATAGGACACCGGTGGCCGGTCCACTCTTCCAGTACTCTTTCCAGAACCAGCAACCAAAACCGAGGAGCGTCCGGTTGCCACGGAGACGAACACCCCGGAGGATACGAGCGCAGCAACGGCCCTGCGCACTGTTCGCGCAGACACGCCACACTCCTGCGCGACGGTTTCCTGCCGCACGCGGATTTTTCCGGTCCGCTTGTCCATGTGTAGGGCGAGCACCATACCTACAAGCTTTTCCGTTGGAAGAAGTTCCGCCTGAAGAAGCTGACGCTGGAGCGCGTAGGTGTCCATTCATGCACAGGGCATTCTCAAAACATCCGGCCCACAATGGAACCGATGCAACCGCCAACTCCCGAGAGGGCGGTTATAATGGCGATGGCCGTTGTCCTGCTGCCCTGCCGCTCCCCGCGTTCCCGCGCGCACGTCTCGGCCATAACCGAGATATGATCCTCAAGATCCCGAATGCGTTTTCCATGATCGCGGAGTTGCGTGAGTATCGCGTCGTCAAGCCGCTGGTTGAGCGCTTCGAGCAATGCCTCAATGCGGGAAAGCCGGGATTCATGGTCCAGTGTATGCTCCATCAGCTTCCAGCCTCAACGCCCTTGATCCACAGGAGCAAGTTCCCGGCCTCTCCTGCGGGCAGGTGCACCCACTCGCCGGGCTCGGTGAACGTCTCGCCCCGGTAGGTGTAGGACCACTCACCCGTCACGACGGCCCCCGGTGTCAGCGGAGCCGGGCTTGTCGCGGCGGTCGGTTCCGCCACTGTGCTGCACCCACTCGCCGCCAGCGTCATCACGAACAGCAGCACGATCAGCCTCGCGGCGTTCGCCGTACCGTTGACGCAGCCACAGCTTGATAAGTTCAACGAACGAGGTGAGGAACTCAAGGACGGCCCGCACATCACTTTCCCGTCACGGCCTTGACTTCGGCCTTCACGGTTTCGGACTTGCCGTCAGCCACGGCCCCCCTGTTCTGCCCGAAGTGCGCGGCAAGGGCGTGCGTCCAACGGTAGAAGGCGGCATAAAGCCCGGTCTGTTCCTTGGGGACGGGCATCCAGACGGTGGCCACGGCGCACAGGCCGCACACGGTCATGACCACGCTCAGGGCGGTCACGAGCCACGCCGCATCGGGATACTGCGCGGAAAGGCTCATCAAGGTCGAAAGGATGAAATCAATCACGGTCGCTTCCATCAGTACTTGCCTCCATGCTGGTAGAACGCCACGTCACGCGGCTTGTCCGGGTCGTTGTCCACATGAATCCACGTCGGGGCCAGCTCGATGCGCCGGAATCCGACTTCAAGCAGGGCTTGCAGCATGACGAAACGGGAATGGGAATCCACACAGCGGATATCCACGGCATAGCCGCGAGTGTGCGCTGAGGTGGGCACACCGCCGACCGCCTTGTTGTGCTTCGGGCAGCGGTAGGCGGAAGAAAGGGGGAACGGGATGCCCGCCAGATCGCGGGCCTCGTCGAGCATCTGGAGCAGGTCGGCGTCCATCTTCTCCATGCCCGCGCCGCACCCGCACTTGCAGCGGAACTCGACCGGGGAGAAGTGACGCAAGGGAAGAACAGCCATAAAGAAAATCCTCCTACGTCCAATCTCTCACAGGAGAACAAGAGAGGATCACCGTGAACAAGATTCTACAACAGCCGATATTGCTGCTGTGGTTCCGGGTTCCCGCAAAGCTGCTTTTTGAGCCGACGGACGTACCTGGTGGTCACGCCAAGGGCTTCGGCGATGGCGTCCGGCTTCTCCCCTGCTTCCAGACGGGACAGGATACGTCCTTTGAACGGTTCACCACGGCGCAAATTGGGCACGACGATCTGCATCCCCCCAAATTCGGTGCAGAGGGCCGCCATACGCTGCCGACCAAGCAACTCCAGAAGAAAACCTGTGGGCTTCCGGGGGATAAAGTATGAACGTCCACCGCACTGTGCGCAGAGGATGACCGCCCCCACGTCACCGATGGCCTCTGACAGTTCGAACTGGCTCACCCACACGTCACTCATGAGCACCAACCTTGTGTTCCCCAAGCCATAGCCGCAGTGCGGTCACAGCTACATCGAGGGCTTCGTCGCGGATACGCTCCGGAGTTTCGTGCTCAACGGCGTATACAAGCTCACGGTACTCCTCCCCGATAACACCGAGCGCGTGGTATTTGCCCTCCGCGAAAACAGGGTGCTTCCCGCGTGCTTCCGACAGCCGCTGCATGAGTGCCGCAAGAGCCTTTTCACCAAGTATCGTGATGTCGATGTTATGCACTGGTAGCCTCCTTGTGGGCGTCAAGCTCGTCGGTATAGGCACAGACGCCGTACCCGTGATGAGTTGCCCTGTCGCAGTCGTGGACGGGGTAGGCGTAGCGGATCATGAGGAGGCGGCTAACTCCGGTGTAGGCTGTGATGGCCTTCCAGCCGAGCAGCAATTTCCGTTCATTCATTGCGCTTCCTCCTGTGCGTACACGGCTACCTCCCAATGCGGGACGGCGGCGTAGCGTTTTGAACAGCGTAGGGCCACCACCTGCTTGTCATCCCCCCAGAACCCCGCGCGCGTCATGGCGTCTTTGAGCTGCTTCACCATGTTGTCGAGGTCCGGCTTCTTCGTATAGGCGATTTCGCCGCGCAACATGGCCTCTCGTTGTTTTTTCGGGGTCGATGCGGGAATCGGCATCCCCGCGACAAATTCGAGCACGAGAGGTCCTTCTAGAGGCTTTTTCGGGGCGCGCGCAGAAAGGAGATCGTCAAGCACGGCTTCCGCGCTCTTCTGCCCGGCAGACTTGTAAGCCACGCTGTGCCCACAACGGACGGTGTGCCGGACTCGGGCCTGTGCCGTGGGCGTGCAGGACAAGGTGAAGCGTAAGACCGTCATAACGCCGCCTTCCTGTTGTCCGAGGTTCTCGGCTGTTTTAAAATGCGCCACACCTGCCGTTCGGAAAGCCCGTGCAGCGTGGCGAGCCTGGCGACAAGCGCTCTTTCACTCAGCCCCTTACGAGCCAACTCGTCCCGCTCGGCGTTGATGTCCATGTCCCGTGCGCGGATCTTCGCCCGGCGCAAAGTGGGGATATAGATTCTCGTACCGCCATAGGTGTGCAGAAAGTCGGAAAGGGCATCCTGCCCCAAGAAGGCGCACAATTCCCGAGTTAGCTGCGTCTTCCGGCTTTTGGCGGGAATAATAAGAGTTATACCCGCGAAGCGTTCAATCATGTGCCGGACAAAGGGCTTTCCGAAACGGTCGGACATGTCTTGCAGTGTTTCCGGCAACGATTCTTCCCTGTACGTGCTCATCACACACTCCTTTTCGTCAAACACCCCTGCACACGCTCCGGGGCCGAAGATTTCACAGTACCGTGGGCACATCACAAATCGTTTTCCTGTACCGCAGGACGTCCGGCCCATGCTTCACCCTCGGTAAACTCAGAAAAAGCTTTTTCGAAACGCAAGAACGATGCACCTGTTCCCGTGCTGCGGGATTTCCCGACGATGCATTTCACGTCTGGTCTGGCATCAGCCCTGTCCAGATCGCGGGTGTGCAGCAAAATGATGATGTCCGCGTCCTGCTCAATCGCTCCAGACTCTCTGAGATCGGAAACACGGGGTTCCCGCTTGCCTTCTTCGCTTGAGCGGTTAAGCTGAGAAAGCAGGAGTACAGGAACTTGCAGATCAAGGGCCATTTGCTTAAAGGAACGTGACATCTCCGCAACTTCTCGTTCTCTGCTGGTGCTCTTCTCGTCGGGATGCAAAAGCTGGAGATAGTCCACTACGATGAGCCCTAAATCCTTGATGCCCCGCGCCAGCCTGCGGACTTCACGAGGGCACATCGGAACCGTGGACTTTTCAACGATGGACAGGGGGAGGGCTTCAAGTTGCCCTATGGCGGTGTCAATAGCTCCACGGATCTGCGGCGTGACGCCCATCCCCTCACGGAAAAACCGCCCATCGATACGCCCTACACGGGAGATGAGGCGATGCCCAAGGCTTTCGTCGCTCATCTCGCATGAGACAAAGAGCACACCCATTCCGCGCCATGCGGCACCCAACGCCACATTTGCGGCTAAGGCCGTCTTTCCAAGGCCGGGACGAGCGGCAAGGACGATCAATTCCCCCGGCATGAATCCCCCACGCAAAACGCTGTTCAAGCTTTTCCATGGAGTCTGAACTTTGCGCAGCGATTGCGGATTATCTAGCTTTGCCCGAATGCGGCCCATGATGTTCGACATAGTTACGGCTTCCTGAATCCCTCCCGAGGCTTCAACAAGCTTGCGGGCACGGTCAGCGATGTATTCGGAGTCCACGCCGTAAACCGATGCTTCCGCAGCAATTTCGAGCAATCCGGCATGGAGTTCCGCCCGGCGATGTTCATCGGCAAGCTTTCGGGCCAAACTCTCGGCATGGCCTTTCAGCCCCCACGCTGACGTAGAAAGCTCAGCCATACGCGCCATATCCGGGGCAGGCCAAAGTTCAGGATCTTTCGCCCAACGGGATTGCATCTGCGTTGCCAACGCGGTGAGGTTGGGGCGTTGACCGGACTGCCGGAGCAAATCGAGAGCCACGGCAAGCGGCGCAGCTTCCGGCGTCACAAAACAACCTGCGGGGCAGATATCAAGTACATCCCCAAGCAAATGGGCATCCCGGTTCATGCCCGAGAGAGTCGCGGCAATGACGCTGGACTCAAGCTGTGCGCGGGCTTCCGAGGCCATGACGGGCTTTGGCGCTGGGGCATTCTGCCTGCGGGGCATAATGCCGCGTTCAAGCGTCTGGACTGCCATTTCAAGCCACCTCCCGGTTGTCGTAGCGACCTTCAATGAGTTTTGCGAAGTTCGACGCATTCACAATCCAGTCAAGCGATGCCCTGAAAGGCTTATCGCCTTTCCTGCCCTGCACCCGTCCCATAAGCCAGTCGCAATTTTCCGAGACATGCCGAAATAGCTTTCCCCAGTACGCTATCCCTTCGTCCTGTGTTCGATATTTCCCAGCCTTCCAACGTTCACGCCACCTCGCCTGCAAATTTTGCTGCCTAGTCCCTTCCCAGACTTTCACTCCGGGAAGTTCAGGAAGAAACTCATGATACAAGGCCACAATGCGCTTATGAGGACAGGACGGCACGCCATGCCCGTCAACAGCCTGCTCTTCACACTGCTGTCCGGTCGGCGTGCTCTCGCCGACAACTACCCCGTCAGGGGTAGTACTATATGCCATTGGGGCAGGAACAGGAGCAGGGGCAGGGGCAGGGCTTGGCATTTCGTTAACGGTCGTCAAACGGTCGTTAACGATTTTTCTGACGACTGCTGAACGGTCGTTAACAACCTTTAACGACTCGTAATCTTTTTTGCTGATCCCCTTTATCCCAGCGTCAACGAGCGTTTGGTATTCGTCAGGGAACACTTTAGCCATCCTCGAAAGCCGAGAAGCATCGGAACGAGTCTCTACGCCTGCTACCCACGAATTGTTTTCTGTCCAATTATGCAGAGAAAAAGTTCCATCTACTTCATCGAGGAATCCAACCTCCTTTAAAGTCGCAACCAAAAGGCCATCTTCCCCATTCCAGTCAACGGCAAGCTCTATCTCTTCGGTGCTCATTCCCGACAAATCCCCATCTGAACGTAATCTTGCGGCATAAGACCAAAGTTGGAGCAATGCTATAACTCCATCCGACCCAAGGCGCTTTTTGAGTTTTTTGGTTTTATGGTGGGCAAAAAACTCTACAGATACGCGAAAATCTGTATTCATTATTCCCCCCTTTCCCCAAACTCAAAACGAGCAGACTTTGCTTTTTCTATAGCTCTTGCAAAACGTCCATATTTTAGAGCACATTTAATATAATCTTCATCACCTTGAATTTGTATAAAAGGACGTTTTGGATATTGAACATATTTATTGCCATTTTTTTTATAGTAATAATGAGAGTCCCATCCCTCTAAGAAAAGCCATGCCTCTTCATCTCCATCTGGATAATTGCTTATAAAGAAGCTAGACATATTAAGGCATATTGGTTCTATAGCCGGGTTATCCGTGACAGAATCATCCACGAAACTCCCATATACAAAACATACACCAGAAAATTCCTCTTTTGGCATACCTTCTGAACATAAGGCTGCATATCCTGTTTCAATACATAATTCTTGTAACTTATAGAGTTCTTCTGTTTCCGGGAAGCTAGGCTTTACCTCAAACCATACTTCCCACTCAGGCAACCAAAAATCTGGCAGGTATCTTCCAGATGAAAGTTCAAAACCTTCTTTTTCATATTCATACTTAATTCCCATTACATCAAAAAAGACAGCCCACCTAGCTTCAAGACGTGAACGAAAACGATATCCATGATACTGTGTTTCAATGGGCTTGACTTTGTTGCTATAATAGCGCATAATTCATACACCTCAGTTTTTTGATTTATTTTTCAGCCCGATGTTCCCGCATCGGGCTTTTCTTTCGCCTATGCCTTGAAACCTTCAAGTTCCACTTCAACAATATCTGGTCGCTTCTCGCAGTACAGACGGCAAAAGTTCACGTCTTTGACGAACCCGTTCCGGGCCGTCCACGCCGGAACTCCATATTCTTTCGACCAGTCCGCAAAGCACAGGACGCGCCGCCCATCACGGTGAAGCCGACCCAAGCAGCACGGGCCTATTATACCCATGCCTGCCCCATAACCTGGTATTCCGGGATACCACCCGTTTCAGATTCGCTGCGGAGCTTTTCCCAACAAGCTGAACACCTGTAATTGTTTGTGGGCTTCCCGCAGTCATGGCACTTACGCTTGAAAAGTGTTGACTGATTGCTCTGTGGATGAGCTTCAAGCCATTCTTCGCGGCTCACCCCGGCTCTGAAAGCATACCTACAAGCCTTGTCGCAAAAAGCTGCATTCCCTTTCGCTGGAAATTCTTTTCCGCAGCACTTGCACTTTTGAGGCCCTCGCGTCTGTGCGGCCTTATCCTTGCACTCTTTTGAGCAGTACTTTGCGGTTTCGGCAAAGTACCGTTTCACCTCAAACATCTGACCGCACTGTTGGCAGATCAAAATAGGCATCATCTTCCTCCCCTGATCTTTTTCCACCATGATCTTTTCGGCTCAGGATGCTCACAAGCAAGGCATTCCGCACGGTCGCGGGCGGACGCTACGGGTTGAAGCTGTACTTGCACCCGGCGGCAGGCCGTGATCACGTCCCCGAGCGCCGACCGGATTTCGCGGGCGTTCGCCGGATGGATGATCTTCACCCCGGAAAGCATTCCCTGCACCGTTCCGAGGGCTGCGCCCGCCGAGGCCACGGACGTGAGCACATCGGCTCTGCTTTCCGCCGGGGAAACGGGAATAGGCGCTTCTGGAGCGGTTTGGGCTTCAAGCCACTGGAGCAAGATCGTATTCCGCATCACTGTGCATAGCGCCGGGATCGTGCTGAGGCTCGGAAAATAGCTGTCCCCCGCATCGAGATACCGCCGCATGTGTGAAGCCGAGATGCCAAGCCCGCGCGCGATCTCTTCGGCGGTCATGCCGCTGGCGTCTTTGGCTTCTCTGAGAGCTTCTTTCGCGCTCATGTTCTTGTAGTCGGGCATCTTGAAAACCTCTGAAAATTTCCATCATGACGTGAATGGGGGTTGAGTTAGACTTGCCTCATGTCATCCCCTGCCATTCACCTGCTTATCACCCGGCGCGGCCCCGTGTGGCGCGTCCGCATCCTGTCCTGTGGCGTCATCCGCTGGAGGGCGTACCGCGTCGCGGAGTACCCGACGCCCGAGGCTGTGGTCAGGCGATGCGCTGAGGGTCTAGCGCGCCGGGGAAAAGATGAAGGCCACGACGACAACGACGCCGATGGCGATCAAAAAATCAGTCAGCATGGCTTACCTCTTCGGGTTCGCTGGGAGTATTGGGAGCGGCTATCCGAGACATAGCATCCCGCAGCGCATCAGCTTTTGCAGAAACCATATCTTTCCTTTCACGAGATAACACGCGAGTTACGGTTACCGGGGTAACACCTGCTTCAAGAGCCAAACGACGAGCAGAAATTTTGTGCTCCATCAAAAAAAATCGGAGTTCTGAAACGATTCGTGCTTCCATGCGACAGATCATACCTTATGGTATCGGAAAAATCAAGAATTCCAGTTAAGGTGCGCCTTATATCCCCGCCCTGAAGGGCGAGGCTTTACGGCGCG